ATGAAGACCTCCCACCCCTTAACGCCGAAGATCTCCTCGCATTGCGGCGGCGATTCACTCATCTTGCAAACGCAACGTCGATTGGGGCCGGCTTGGGCGAATTTTATCCAGAACCTGAGTTCAAATGATTATGCGGCCATTGGCGACTATTGGGATTTTACAGCGCGTCCAGACCAGAAGCCTCCCAGTATAGACTGGCTTGTTTGGATTTTGCTCGGGGGGCGCGGCTGCGGAAAAACGCGTACAGGGGCCGAGTGGATATCAAGGCGCGCCGAAACGGTCGGCCGTATTGCTTTAATCGCACCGAACCTAAATGATGCCAGAGAGGTGATGTTAGAGGGGGAGAGCGGACTGCTGAATATAGGCTTCCCGCGTAAGCGCCCACGATACATTGCCTCTCGACGACGGCTCGAATGGCCGAATGGCGCTTTGGGGTATTTATTTTCTGCAGAAGATCCAGATAGCCTGCGCGGCCCGCAATTTAACGCCGCATGGGCAGATGAGTTTTGCGCGTGGGCGTACCCAGAGGCGGCTCTGGCAAATTTACGACTAGGGTTAAGGTTAGGGGATAAACCCCAATTGGTTATGACAACCACGCCCCGTCCAATACCCGCTTTGATAAAGCTCATGCAGGCAAAATCCACAATCGTCTATCGGGCGAAAACCCAAGATAATTATACCAACCTCTCTCCGGCTTTCTTGTCGATGATGGAGGATACTTACGGGGGCACACGCCTAGGGCGTCAAGAGTTATCGGGTGAAATTCTATTAGATCAGGCGCATGCACTCTGGTCATATGCTATGATAGAGGCTTGCCAGTACCGAGAAGATATACCCGCATTGGACCGTATTGTCATTAGCCTCGACCCGCCGGTCACCTCTGGAGAGAAGTCAGATCATTGCGGTATCATCGTGGCAGGAAGACAAGGGCAGGGCCGAACGGCCAAGGCTTTCGTTTTGCAAGATGCAAGCATACAAGGCGTTTCGCCAGAACGATGGGCTCGTACCGCCATTGATCTGTTTAAGGCGTGGGAGGCGGATGAGCTCTTGGTCGAAGTGAATCAGGGTGGAGATTTGGTGAAAACGGTCATTGGCTCGATTGACCCTAACATCCCGGTCAAAACTGTATTCGCTACGAAAAGTAAAAAGGCCAGAGCGGAACCCGTAGCGGCGTTTTATGAACAGGGCCGCGTTGTCCATGCCGCGCGATTAGAGGCGCTGGAGAGCGAGCTTTTAACCCTTGGAACATCGGCGCAGAAGGGCAGTCCCGACCGTGCAGACGCCTTGGTTTGGGCCGTGACACATCTGTTAACGCAAGGCGGGCTACCGCCCAAAATTCGGTCAATATAGTCTCTTTAAGGCTCTGTTAACCCTAAGTTTTAAAGCAGAATTAACCTCAATATCGCAAGGGTGTCCCACGAATATACACCTTAGGATCAGGTTTCGGAGATGTGGAATGCTTAAATTTGGACAGAATAAGTTAAAGAATGAACTTGAACAAAAACTTGCTGAAACAGACGCAGAATTGGCTGAGCTGAACAAATCACTAGCTGACAAGATGACACGTCTGGCCGAACAGACAGGGGATACTGCGCCCTTAATCCAAGCGGTAGACGCTCTTCATAAAGCCAAAAAATATTACAGCGTTGAAACGGCGCCCAAAGAAACGCTGGATGTACATGAAGCCTTGGCGGACACATTGCTGCTTTTGGGCCGCGAAAATAAAGACCGCGAAGCCTTGGAAAATTCTGTGAAAGCCTATCGCAATGCCATTACAATGGCGTCATTGATTGGCGATGAAGATCGCCGACAGGATCTGAAAATTAATTATAAACTGGCGCTAACATTTTTAGGGCAGCATCAAGAAACTCCATCCTTGTTTAAGGTGGCGTAAAAACACATTAAATCAGTAGGTTAAAACGAAATCATAGAGAATATTCCGCACCTGACCTAGGTCAGCCTATAAACAGCTTATCGACGAAATTGGGCCGAAAATTATGAGGCTTAATTCATTGGACGGCGCTTCGGCCATCCGTGTCAAAAGGATAAGCCTTATATGTTTGAATTTTTAAAGCCGCCTGCCTCTCGCAGCGCGGCTCTTTCTTTGCCTAATGCTGGCCCAGAAGACATTAAATCTGCGGCTCCGCTAATCGCCCTGCAACTAGGACAAAGCGCCCATTGGACCCCGCAAAGTTTTAATGCGCTTTGCCGCGAAGGTTATGGGCGAAACCCTATTGTTTATCGCTGTGTAAGATTGATTTCAGAAGCCGCGGCAAGCGTACCTTTGACGATATTAGAGAGTCCAGATGCAGATGCTTTTTTAAATCGCGCCTCTCTATCTCAAACTTTGACGCAAACTCTAGAGGCCTTTTACGGCTATCTTCAACTGTCAGGCGAGGCTTATTTAGAAGCCATATCTGTTAATGCCTTACCTTATACGCTCGGTGTAATCTGCCCCGATACTGTTACGCCTCTCGCAGCCAGGTCAGGGGGAATAACGGGGTGGGAAATAGTCGCACCGCAAAATGCTCCTCGGCAATTACAGATGCATATAGCTTCGGGCCGTTCCCCTATATTTCACATGAGTTTGTTCAGTCCAAAAGGCACAGTCTCACCATTAAATGCCTGCGCTCAAGCCGTTGACCTTCATAATGAGGGTGGGCACTGGGCAAAGGCGCTCTTGGAAAACTCAGCGCGTCCGAGCGGGGCACTGATTTACAAAGGGGTCAATGGGGCAGAGCATTTAACAGATGAGCAGTTCGAACGCTTGAAAAGAGAGTTCGAAACGGGCCACACTGGGGCGCGCCATGCGGGACGGCCTTTGGTGCTAGAGGGCGGCCTTGATTGGAAGTCAATGAGCCTTTCCCCCGCGGATATGGATTTCATCGAAGCCCGCCGCGAAGCCGCTCGTGAAATTGCTTTGGCCTTTGGCGTGCCGCCAATGCTTTTGGGTCTGCCGGGCGATAATACTTATGCAAATTATCGCGAAGCGAACCAAGCCTTTTGGCGGCAGACGGTTTTACCGCTCGTGCAAAAGACGGCAGCGGGTTTACAAAATTGGCTCCGTCCATGGTTTGACGATGCGCTCAGGATAAGGCCCGATTTTGAACAAGTCCCAGCGTTAGCAGAAGACAGAAATCGTCTTTGGCAGCGCTTATCAGGGGCAGATTTCCTATCAAACGCCGAGAAAAGAGCGTTGGCAGGCTTAACGCCAGAAAGCGAGGGCTGATGCGGTCTCAAGATAAAGTTTTCACATTCAACCGAACCATTGGTTTTGGATTGTTGCTGACATTATCCGTGCAAACGGCCAGCGGATTAATCTGGGCGGGGGCTGCTGAAGCGCGGTTAAAGGCCGCTGAAATTCAGCTTTCTGAACGGGCCCCCGCCCTTGAACGTCTTGCCGTTATGGAAGGGCAAATGACGATGATTTTACTGAGTCTGGACAGGATAGAGCGGCAAGTCATGGCCAATGCGCTCGAAGCGGAAAGACGACCATGAGTGAAAAAGCGGCAGACGCTCTCCTCAGAATTTCAGGCTATGCGAGCCGATTTGGACAAGTAGATTTATCAGGCGATCAAGTCGTAAAGGGCGCTTTTTCTGCGTCTATATTGAGTTTGCGAAACGGACGTTTACCGATGTTGATTGGGCATGATGCATCCGAGCCTATTGGTGTTTGGGATAGAATTCTTGAAGATAAAACGGGGTTGTTTCTCTCAGGTAGACTTTTGCTAGGGGCAAAAAAATCTGAACGGGCGGCGCGATTGATTAAAGAGGGGGCCATTTCAGGCTTATCCATTGGATACCGCGTGCGCCGCAGCATGAAAACGCAATCGGGCCGACTTTTGACTGAACTCGACCTTTGGGAGGTCTCGGTCGTGGCCTTCCCCATGCTCCGTTCTGCACGGATTACGCAGATTGACGACCCGACACTTTCAAATCGTTTAAACACACAAAAAGGACTAAAAGCCTATGGCTAATATTGAAACAAAGCATCTGAATATGAAAGAAGCTCAGGCTGATTTTGCGCAAACCTTTGCCGCTTTCAAAGCCGCAAATGATGATCGTTTAGCGGCGCTTGAGCAAAAGTCTACGGATGTTCTTCTCGATGATAAGGTTGCAAGATTGAATGCCGCGCTCGACACGCAATCCAAGCAAATTGAGAACCTATCCCTGAGCTTATCTCGCCCAAATCTGGAGAGGCGCGTTAATACAGAGGCCAAATCCGCGTGGTCGAGTTTCATCAGGACAGGCGATGCAAATGCTTTGGCAGACTTAGAAGGCAAATCTCTTTCGAGCGTAGATGCAGAGGGCGGTTATGTGGCGCCAATAGAGACTGAGAGCCGTATTGATAAGGCCTTATCAGAAAGCTCACCCTTTCGTTCTTTGGCCACGATACGCCGTATTGGGTCAGGATTGTTCAAAAAACCTGTCAGCGCTTCCGGCGCGGCGTCGGGTTGGGCCGGTGAAACAGAGGCCAGAATTGAAACGCAAGCGCCGCAGCTTGAACTTCTCGATTTTCCAGCGGGGGAGCTTTATGCCATGCCCGCCGCGACACAGGCCTTATTGGATGATGGGGTCGCCGATGTTGACCAATGGCTAGCCGATGAGGTTCATGATATTTTCGCGGCGCAGGAAACGGCGGCCTTTGTTGGGGGTGACGGGGTGAATAAACCGCGCGGTCTATTAGATTACATCCAAGCCGAGAACGGAACGCAGAGCTTTGGCGAACTAGGTGTCGTTTCTACGGGTACGGCAGGAGCATTTGACAGCGCGGCGCCGACGGATGCGCTATTGGATCTTATTTATGCGGGCAAGAGTCGTTACCGCGCGGGCTCCAGCTTTGTCATGAACCGCCGCACAATCAACGACATTCGTAAATTTAAGGACGCCGATGGGCATTATATTTGGCAACCTTCTAATGAGGCAGGGCAGCCGAGTACTTTACTGGGCTATCCTTTAATTGAAGTCGAAGACATGCCGGATGTGAGTTCAGGCAATGCGTTTACAGCGTTTGGTGATTTCCGTCGCGGCTATCTTATTGTTGATCGTCAAGGCGTACGCGTCTTGCGCGACCCTTATTCAGCCAAGCCTTATGTCTTGTTTTATACAACCAAACGCGTGGGTGGGGGCGTACAAGATTTCGACGCGATTAAGCTGCTAAAGGCGGCGTAAACAAACCCTCATTTCCCCCTCAATAAACAACCAAGCCGCGAGTTTCGCGGCTTTTTTTATGCAGTAAACTCAAAGGAGGCCTCTGTGCTCACAGATATAAACCTGCCAGGCATAGAGCCTGTTACCTTAGACGCGGCTAAGCTTTTCTTGCGTATCGATCATGATGATGAAGATGCCCTGATTACAGAGCTTATACAAAGCGCGCGTGAAAGGCTTGAGAGCCTTTGCCGTACAACATTAATTATGCGGGCGCAGCGCTTGACACTATTGCCGCCCTTTCATCGTAAGCTAGCCTTATCTATCCATCCCATCCAATCCGTCACAGGGGTGACGTTGCATTTGCAAGAGGGCGGAGAGGAGAGCGTCGATATAAAAACGCTCTGTATTAATCTACGCTCGACGCCCGCAACGATAGAGCCAACTAAGCTTGGTCTTTGGGGATGGCATAACCGCCAAGACGTATCCGCGCTAACGGTAGATGTTGTTGCGGGATATGGCGAGGCCATCAATGACATTCCCATGCCCTTACGCCAAGCGATGATGCTTTTGGTTGGTCAGGGTTATGAAAACCGTTCTGGCCGCGAAGTGCCATCCGTTCCTATGCTCGTTGACGCGCTGATAATGCCCTATCGGAGCTTGAAAATATGATTGGCGATCTGAGAAGCCGTCTAGGGCTCTATATCCCCATAGTACAAGCCGATGAATTTGGCGGTACAAAGACACAATGGAATTTCCACAGCGCCTTTTGGGGCGCTGTTACGCCTAAAACCGTGACGGAACGTCAAGAAAATGGCCGCCTAGCCGTCACGCAAAGTTACCGCGTCACCCTGCATTACCAACCGAATTTCCCTGAGAGGGCACGGATACTGTGGGGAGAGCGGATATTACGCGTCATAACATCGTCGGACCCCGATAATCGGCGCGAACGGCTTCATCTAATTTGCGAGGAGGAACAGCAATGAACGCGTCTATTGCAAAAGCGGTGCACCAGCTTTTGGCGACGAATAGCCTTATCCAAGACAATCTTGGCACGCCGCCTCGGTTATATGATGCCGCGCCAGAAGATCCAGTTTTCCCTTATCTAAGTTATGGTAACTTAAGGAGCGAAGATATTGGAGGCGATGAGACACACTTAACGTCTCATCAAATGACTTTGCATCTTTGGTCTCGCTATTCGGGGCGGTCAGAAATTTTGACCCTCATAACCGTCCTAAAACAGGTTTTGGCTGATAAAACAGGACTGGCTGTGGCGTTAGAGACTGGCTCTGTCATCAGCAGCGCCGTGTTATTCACCGATATATTACGGGCGGCTGATGGCCGCACACATCATGGATTGCTGCGCCTCTCCGTGCTGACAGAAACCACATAAGCAGAATAGGGGAGAATATGAGCGCACAAAGCGGCCGCGACTTGCTCGTTAAAATGAAAAAACCGGATGAGAGCTATCAGACATTGGCGGGGCTTCGCAGTAAAACCATACGGTTTAATGCCCGCCCGATAGACATAACGCATGCAGATTCCGCACAGGGATGGAAAGAGCTATTGCCCCATGCTGGGATAAAATCGGCGGAAGTGTCAGGCGTAGGGATATTTAAAACCGAAGAGAGCGCCGCTTTGGTGCGGCAAGCTTTCTTTGATCAAACCCTGTTAAATCTACGTTTGATATTGCCAAGTTTCGGGCAAATAGAGGGCCCCTTTTTGATAGGTTCACTAACCTATAGCGGAAGTTTTCAAGGCGAAGCACGCTTTGAAGTAACGCTTTTTAGTGCGGGCCAACCGGTCTTTTTGCCGATATGAAACGCCATCCTTTAGACCGCATTATATGCGTTGATGAGGCATCGCCGCACCCTGTGATAACCTTGCGATTTTCAATGAAAGCTTTGGCCAAAATGAGCCGGGATTTACAGGTCGATACCCCATTGGAATTAGCGCAAAAACTTCGCGCCAATGACTCTAAAACCCAAGAGGAAATCCTAAGGGTGTTGTTCCAGTCTTTGTGTTTAAAACCACAGCCTGAACCCGGCCGCAAAACCTTGCTCAGAGCTTTGCCGATTATGTCCAAATTAATTGAGGAGGGCTTTGCATGAACCCACATAAATGGCCCTTTCAGGCTTGGTTCCGTCTGGCTGTATTACACATGAAACTCTCTCCTGACGCCTTTTGGGATATGCCAGTCCGTGACTGGTTATGGCTCTGTCAAAACCGTGATGAAGCCCCTCTGACAGCGCATGATTTTACCCCCTTATTTGAGGCCTTTCCAGATGAATGAAACTCAGAATGCGGCCCATCAGCTTGAGCGTTTTAATATTGAAGAGGCTGAACAATCAGCAGAGGCCATGGCCCAAGCCTTTGAACAGGCGAGTGAGCGTATCGCAGGCGCGCTACAACGAGCCGCGAGTTCAGGGGAAGTATCCTTCTCACAAATGGCGGAATCTATCTCTCAGGATATGGCAAGAATAGCCGTTCAAGAGCTGATTGCAGATCCGCTTGAAAGCGTTTTCCAATCCCTCTTATCTTCTGTCGCGGGACAGTCCAGTACAGCTAAAACAGCCCCGCTAAACCTGACGCTGAATTTGTCTGGGCAAGCCGCAGGCGCTGGCAAGACAAAATCTGACACACAGATTGCGGCGAATATAGCGCGAGCTTTATCGCGTGGGCGAAAGCTTACTTAATCAAAACAAAGAGAATTAAATGATAGAATTTCATAATGTTCGTTTCCCGTCTGGGTTGGCATTTGGAACATTTGGCGGTCCCGAGTTTAAGACTGAGGTGACTACCCTTGCGAATGGACACGAGTATAGAAACACGCCATATGCGCATCCGAGGAGACGTTTTGAGATAAACGCAGGGATTAAGACTAGTCAGCAAATATCTGAATTAAATGAATTTTTTATATCAAGAAAAGGTCGTTTGCATAGTTTTCGGTTCAAAGACCCTTTTGATTGTCTATCTTGTGATTTAAATAAATCGCCATCTGCTTTGGATCAAATCATTGGGTATGGCGATGGAGTTGAGAGGTCTTTTCAACTCATCAAAACCTATGATGACCAAACTTCTCCTCGGTTAATTAAGAAGCCGCAAGAGGGTTCTGTCCTGATAGCCATTGGTGGCGCTGAGGTTGAACAACCGGAATTCTCTGTTGATCTGATGGCCGGTGTTGTGATGTTTACGACGGCGCCCGCGCTTGGGGCCGAAATTACGGCGGGGTATATTTTTGATATCGTCGTGCGCTTTGATACGGATAGCCTCGACATGACGCTGGAAGATTACGGCGCCGGCGTTCTGCAATCCATACCTTTGGTGGAGGTGCTTCATGCGTGAAATACAAGCGCCGCTTCAATCGCACCTTTCCGAGCCTGTAACGACTTTATGTACTGCGTGGAAACTTGAGTTATCTGATGGCCGTGTATTTGGATTTACTGAACATGATGAAAATTTGGAAGTTGACGGGGTTTTATATTCGGCCCGGTCGAGCCAGACACAATCAGAGACAGAAAGCCGACTAGGCTTCTCCGCAGATAATGGCAGTATCCAAGGCGTATTAGAAAGCCTCGTAATTTCGTCTGCCGATATTGACGATGGGGTTCTGAGAGGCGCGAAATTATCACACTTAAAAATCAACTGGACGGCCCCTTCGCAATATGTGGTTCTCTCAGTTGGGGAGGTCGGACAGGTCACAACCCAAGGCGAATATTTCGAGGTGGAGTGGCTTGGCTTTTCGGCGAAATTAAATCGTTCTACGGGACGGGTTTTTTCTAAAAAATGTGACGCGAAATTTGGCGATGAGCGGTGCGGATTACTTGCGTCAAATTATGGCTCTGATGTGATATGCCCCAAGACATTTACGGCTTGTCGTGACCAATTTCATAACGCTGAAAATTTCCGTGGTTTTCCATATCTATTAGGCGCCGATGCTCTGCTGGCTGCCCCTCAATTGGGCGAGCTTAAAGATGGTGGTTCACGTTACCGATGACAGCTCTTCGCGCGCGCGTAATTTCGGAAACGCGTCTTTGGCTTGATACGCCCTATCAACATCAAGCCAGTGAGCGCGGCGCAGGCAGTGACTGTCTCGGCTTAATCCGCGGTGTCTATCGATCGCTTTACGGCTCAGAGCCAATAGCTGTTCCGCCTTACACTCCTGATTGGGCAGAAAGATCTGGGAAGGAAACCTTGCTTGAGGCGGCGAAAATTTACCTAAAGGAAATTCCCTTACATCGCACACAGCCAGGGGATGTTTTAATTTTCCGAATGCATCCGGGCGCTTTATGTAAACACATGGCGATACTGACTTCGCCGAACATGATTACCCATGCCTATTGGGGGCGCGCTGTCGTGGATAGCTATTTCGTGCCCTATTGGAATCGACGCTGGGTGAGCAGTTTTGCCTTTCCTGAAATAGAAAAGAAAACCCTATGACAACACTGGCTATCAGTGCGGCGAATTTCGCGGCGTCTACTGTCACGCAAACAGCGACTCAATTTGCGCTTTCCGCAGCAAATTCAGCCATTTCTAATATATTCGACAATCGGACGTACGAAGGGCCGAGACTAGAGAGCTTTGAACTACAAACATCCCAAGATGGCGCACCTATGCCAAAAGTCTATGGCCGCATGCGGTTGGCTGGTCAGGTGATTTGGGCCTCGCGATTGCGAGAAATACAGACAGAGGAGGACGTGAGCACAGGCAAAGGCGGCGGGCCAACGCAGACGCAATATCGATACTATATCAGCTTTGCCATAGGCCTTTGCGAAGGCGAAATTTTAGGCATCGATAGGCTATGGGCCAATGGAAGCCCATTACAGGAACAGGGCCTTACGATGCGAGTCTATAAAGGCACGGAGGGGCAATTGCCTGACCCTATTATTCAGGCCGTCGAAGGTAACGCCGTTCCTGCCTTTCGTAATACGGCATATATTGTTTTTGAAGATTTCCCATTAGAGGGTTTCGGAGCGCGTTTGCCGCAGATTAATGCTGAGGTTATACGGATTCCGCCTTCCATAGATGCCAAGGCACCCGATAAAATGGAACAGCTCATCAAATCTGTGAACCTTTTGCCCGCGACGGGAGAGTTCGCCTATGCTACTGATATCGTAGAGGAAACCCCAGAACCAGGCGTTTCGCGGCCAATCAACATGAACAACCTTTCTGGTCAAGCCGATATAATGCTGGCGTTAGATCAGCTCGAAGATCAACTGCCCAATTGTCAGCACGTATCAATTATTACGGCATGGTTTGGTACAGCATTAGCTTGTAAGGATTGTGAAATCCATCCAGGTGTTGAACGTAGAGACAGAATTCTACCCTATCACAGTTGGACGGTTGCCGGTGAGACGCGCGGGACAGCTTATTTGGTGTCAATGGATGCCGAAGGACGCCCCAATTTCGGCGGAACGCCGTCGGATGAGAGTATAAAACAAACGATAATTGAACTGAAAAGGCGAGGGTATAAAGTCACTCTATACCCCTTTCTCTTAATGGATATTCCATCAGGCACCAATCCTTTCCCGTGGCGAGGGCGGATAAGTGGTGATGAAGGGGCAAGTGCTGTGTCCCAAGTGGCAACGTTTTTTAATCGCGACAAAGGCTTCAAGAATTATATCCTGCATTACGCCCAATTAGCGCAAAACGTAGGCGGGGTGGACGCGTTTGTTATTGGGTCTGAAATGCGCGGGCTGACAACTTTGCGCGGGCCAAGAATTAACGGTGTCTCAACTTATCCTGCTGTGCCGCATTTTGTGGCATTGGCGCAAGATGTGAAGGCTGTTTTAGGGCCGAGTTGCGCCGTAACCTATGCCGCTGATTGGAGTGAGTATTTTGGCCACCATCCCCAAGATGGTAGCGGAGATGTCAACTTTCATCTTGATCCGCTTTGGGCCTCTAGCGCGATTGATGTCATTGGAATCGATGGTTACTTTCCTTTATCGGATTGGCGGGACGGCCCGCACCTAGATACAGATTTGGCACCCGATATTTATGACAAAGCCTATCTGCAATCGCAAATCGAAGGCGGTGAGGGCTATGATTATTTTTATGATTCAGATGCTGATAGACAGGCACAAAACCGTACAGAAGTCACAGATGGAACGGCGAATAAGCCGTGGGTGTTTCGCTATAAGGACCTTAGAAACTGGTGGTCAAATACACATTATAACAGAGTAAATGGGGTTGAAACAGGCGCCCCAACAAGGTGGCAGCCACAGTCAAAGCCAATTTGCTTTCTGGAAATTGGCTGTCCAGCGGTTCGGTTTGGAGCGAACCAACCCAATCTCTTTTATGATTCAAAAAGCGGGGAGAGCGCCCGTCCTCATTTCTCGGATGGGTCTCGGGATGATTTGATGCAGCGCCGCTACATAGAGGCCTTCATCTCTTATTGGGATAACCCTGAAAACAACCTGCTATCCTCTGATTATTCTGGCCGTATGATTCAGACAGACCAAATGAGCGTCTGGGCGTGGGATGCGCGGCCTTTTCCTGATTTTCCAGCGCGAGAGAGCGTTTGGGCTGATGGCGAGGCTTGGCAATCTGGGCATTGGATATCGGGGCGTATAGGGCTTGTCCCGATTGCCGACATAGTCCGTGAACTTGCGGCACAGTCTGGGTTGATGTCAATTGATACGTCACAACTCAACGGCGTCGTGCAAGGCTTTAAAATTGACCGCCCGATGAGCGCACGGGCGGCTCTTTCCACCTTAAGTCAAATCTATAGTTTTAGTTTGGCGGAACAAGGAGGTGTGGTGTCATTCTTTTCACTCGGTCAAGGTGATGTCTCTGCTATCCCCCTCTCGGCCATAACCGAAAACATAAAGGGGGTTGTGCGCCATATTCACTCTGACCCCGCAGAGGCGCTTCGAGATGTGCGTTTGCATTTTATCGATGCGGGCGCGGATTATCAAAATGGCCTTGCCTCTAGCCAAGACCGAGCGTCAGAGACAGAAAATATCCTAGATATAGCGGCGCCTTTGGTTCTGGATAGATATTTTGCGGGCTATCTTTGCGACAACCTGTTTGAGAGGTTGGAAAAACAGAATGAAGAACTTCACCTTTCACTTTCGCCTCGGGCTTTGGAAATCGAAGTCGGGGATCGTGTGACCTTGCCCGATATAGTAGGGATTTGGCGGATAGAAACAATTGAAGAGTCAGATGTTAGGAAAATCATTGCGGTACCCGATGGGGCTGCGCCTTTGAGTCTCGTAAATGGCGCCATACCAGAGACTTCCACAAATATTGTTTGGCCGAGCCGTCCTGTACCCTTGGCCCTAGACCTCCCTGCACCTTATTCAGGTCTTGGGGTTGGCGTGGTGATGCACCCATTTGCACCGTCTCGTATAGTTTCAGGTGATTCAGAGGTCAGCACATCTCAGGCCCTACATGTAGGTGCTGTGCTAAGCGATATTCCTGCGGGGCCAACAGCCTATTTTGATAGACAGGCAACATTCGAGTTTGAATTGCGCGGGCTCACACTTAGTCGCCATGACGAGGCCGCTGTTCTGAATGGGGCAAATCGCTTTGCCATAGAAACCCCTATGGGATGGGACATTATGCAGGCCGCCTCTGTTACGCTTATTGGCGTAAACCGTTATCGCGCCTCCATTCTATTAAGGGGTGTAGGTAGCGAAGGCTATTCTAGAGACGGCGTGGCGGCGGGAGCGCGGCTCGTCTGGTTGAATGCAGGTGTTCAAGTTTTGGATGTGTCTCCCGAACTTTTGGGTGAGACCATAGCCCTGACCGCCGAAGTGGCAGGGCGGCAGAGCCTACCAACTAATCATATATTCAAAGCCAGCCACCTTCGCCCGTTAAGCCCAGTGCATTTACGCGCTGTGCCGAATGATACGGGGCTAAATATAAGCTGGATACGCCGTTCGCGCGAGGATGCTGACAGCTGGGTCGGCGAAATACCGCTTGGCGAGGCGGAGGAACGCTATCGCCTCCGTCTGTGGAGTCATAATAATTTAGTTCAAACTACAGAAACGACCGCGCCAAATTACTTCACGACAGTACAAGGCTTGACCAAAATCGATGTGGCTCAAGGTTCTGATGCTTATGGATGGGGGGAAATCACGACAATCGAGTTTTAA